CATCGAGCCTGCTTGCGCGCCCATGAACAACGCACGCGCTGCTGTCACGTTGCCGCCAGCACCATAATCATTGAACTTGATGATGGACTTGTGTTTGTGCAACACCACATTGTTGTACAAGCCTTCACGTCCTTTGAAGATCGGGCTATCTGCACCTTGCGCGGCTGCGGCGGCTTTTTGTAGCTCCAGCCAGCCAGTTGCGCCCGTATCGGTTTTGAGGTCGTGAAATTGCCAGGTATGCATCGCGAGAACGAAATGCTTTTCACCATCCACCATGATCGGCTGGAGTTCCGCACCTTCGACAATACCGCCACCTTGTGTGTCGGCTTTCGTCACCAAGCGATCGATGAGTGAGATTTTCATCTTGTCAGAGGCGTCAAGCGTGGCTTTCGAGGTGGCGTCGCCCCCATAGACCAAGTGATTGGCGTCAGGTGCTTGCAGGGGATTACCCGCAAATCCCCCATAGCCCAGGCGTAAAATATAATCCGCGTTGACGCCGCGTGAGCCAGACATGTAGATGAAAATCATTTCATCAAACAGGCGGCCCCACCAATCCGAGAGACGCGCACGACCTACTTTTCGCAGATCGTGAATGGTGCGCTTGCGCGCCATGCGGCCACCAGCATTCACGCCTTTACGCAATTGATCGATGTAGATGGAATCCGAGTAGAAGCTAAGCGCTTCTTCGGTGCCTTCTGTCACGTCATCGCCTTCAGTCCCTTCATTCTTCAACTGGACATTCAAGTCATACGTGATTTTTTCACCGGCATCGTTTTCGAGTTCGGTCAGGATGTGAATTGGTGCGTTACCCTCGGGAGACAAGGTAGAAAACTTCTTGCTCCAATAAGATTTCTTGGCGGATTCCACCGCCAGAAACGCGCTTTGTTTATGGATGGCTTTGGCGTCATTGACGCCAACGAGTGTTTTAGACATGAGTTTACCCTCATTGGAGTTACAAATGAGGCACTCATGCGCCGGTTCATAGTGTTAGGAATGGTGCTCGGAATATTGCTATTCCTTCTTTAATAAACTTTCTTTGGTTCTTGGTTTGATCGCGATATGTGGTGGAGCATCAATTCGCAATCGGCTTGATCTCCCCTTCTTTTCTTGGGCTGTGATCGTGACTTCGTGCGGGTGATCGCCTATCACAACCTTCTCACCAGGCTTTAAATCCTGAAAAACCGATGTCATCAAGAACGCTCCCACTCGTCAACTTGTGATGGTGTCATTTTGGATAGAGCGGCTTCTAACGCCAAACCTTTTAAGTTGTCGAGATGCGCGTATTTGCCACCATCGGCATGATCTGCTGCACTGGATTCACCCGCCAAGGAATCAGGAATCGTTTTCTGCTGGCGCTTTTCCTGTTTTGGCTTTGACTCTTCTTTCTTCGGCTCATCATTAGCCGCAAGTCCAAAGGTCTTTTTTACTTCAAGAGACGCCTTTTTGAGTTTCTGCGCGTGAGATAACGTAGGCTCTTTTTCCGCGATCTTGGTGAACGCAGCATTTAAGGCATTAAAAGCGATATCATTCTGGTAAATCTGATTGCCCTTCTCAGCAAAAAACTTTTGCTCTATTGTGTCGAGGTCCGTTTGAGAATTTTTTGAATTGATCTTCTCAAAATTTTCAGCATCACGAATATCGATTTTGATATCTGTCTGTAAATCCTTGAGTTCGTCGTACTTCTCGTAGTACTGCTCTTCACTCAAATCACCTTTGGTGAATTTGGCGCGTAACTCCTTGAGTTGATCTTTGATCTCGGTGAGTTTGGTTTCTAACTCAGTTTTGTTGCCGACATCGAATTGAGGCAGGTTACTACCAACCGTTTTATCTTCCTCTTCTTCAACGACCTCGGACTCTTTGAGCGTGTCTCTACCTTCTGGCTTTTCTTTGGCGGTCTTGGTTTTGTCGGCCTCTTCCTCGGCGTCATCTTCGTCAGATTCTTTCTTGTCCACAACATCTTTGTTTTCTGACTCATCGAGATTGTCATCAATGTCGGTAACATCATCGTCCTCATCAATCGCCGCAAGTTCGGCTTCGCTAAGGTAGGCTCTGTCGTGTTCAGTGATTTTTGGCTCATGCGCTTTGCTCATAGTGATTGTCTTTCCCTACTGTTGTCGAGGTGTGGATCGGGGTTGGGCAACATGCCCTCTGCAACCATTGAATCCGCGATGGCCGCGACTTCTGGTGCGGTTAACGCGATACCAGCGCTCTCAATCGCTTTGGAGAGTGCATCAATGTAATCAACGGTTTTCTTCATGCGTTGTGATTCCGCCTGTGATTTTTTCAATTCAACCGAGGCGTGTTTCTCGGCCAGTTCAGCTTGGAATATGGCGTCCTGCTGCGCTTGTGCTTTGGCTTGCGCCTGGGCTTCGGCTTCTTCCTGGGCTTTTTCTTCTGCTGCCAATTCTTCTTCGGTCTTCTCGTCAGCATCAGGATGGCCATTGATCTTGCGAATCCGCTTAACGATTTCGTCCATGCCTGGGATATCGAGCACGTCGAGCGCTACATCCAAGAGTTGAATCGCCACTTCACCAGGCAAAGTGCCAATCACATTCATCAAGCTCTCGGCGGTGGCGGCGCGAATGGTGGCATTGAAATCCTGTTCGCTGACGACAAAATCCGCTTGCGTATCGACAATCGAGTTGATCGGTTCGTTGGTGATAGGGTCAGTGCCATTAATAGTCTGGAATGAGTAGGTGCCGCGCTCGCCGGTAATGCGGAATTCTTTTTCTTCGTCGTAGAACTGTTCTATCAACGATAAGGTAATCTCACCACTTAACTGCATGTGCAAACGCAAGTTATCGAACAGGCTTTGTGTTACCACGCCGCCCTGCACTTGTTTCGCGGTGATGGCTTTGCCGCTGATCGCGTTACTTTCAAGACCGAGATTTTCGCTGGTCACTCCAGACGTTTCGCGGATATACGCGGCATCTCTATCAGCGAGATCAATGTGCTGCTGGGCCAGTGTATTGTCTTGATTGATCTCCAGCTCATAGCCTTTCTTTTTCTCGATCACGCCTTGCGGGTCGGCAACAGCCTCGATAAGTTCGTCAATATCATCGACTGCGCCCTTATCCATCACAACCTGTTTGGTCGAAAGAATAAAGAGCGATTTGCTGTGGCGTTTGTTGAGATCGTCCTGCGGGTCGCGCATGTTGCGCACGGGACCGTAGGGTAAATTGTCGCGGCCTCGGCGATAACCCCAGATCGGCACCAGGGTAAATCGGTTGTGATCATATGGGCTGATCACATGTTGAATCAGCGTCCCTGCTTGTCCCTGTGGCGCATCCAGAAAGAGCGCATGAAACACTTGGTTCCTGGGTGTTTCGAGTAATTCGCAGCACTCTTTTTCAACTGCGCGCTGCATCCCTGGGTGTCCATCATCGTACACGCGGTTCTTAAACTTCTTGTGTCCCTTGAATCGCTTTACTTTGATGTACTTTCTGTACTGGCACTCGACAACTAAAACCACTTTTCGCTCAGCATTGTCGATTGAGCCTACGATGTTAGCGTTTTCGTAAAGGAATTGCGGTTCAACGTACTCAGAATGATAAAACCCGAAGTCAGAGACGCCCGCGCCGTGACGATTAGCCGCTTGCTTGAAGGTTTCTTCATGGGCGGGCCATCGCGCAATGGCTTTATCCAGGTCCATGACACGCGCACGGAAAATATAACGTCCATCGCTGAGATCAAATTCCCGCGCTAAATGGTCGTGCCAGACATTGCGCCAGCACTCCCACGACAACCGGATTTTTTCTTCCTCACCTAAGCAAACATCGTGATCAATCCAACCGAGTCCTACGGTAATGCCGTCTTTAAAAGCGTGAGATCGTTTGTAGCCGCCTTTGTTCACGTCTTGAATATACTTCAATAGCTCGGTCTTGGGTTTCGCTGTAGGTTCATCGGATTTCTCTCGCGGCATGACCTTCCAATCCACCCGCGTCTTTTTTTCAGTGCCCGATATCCATTCCACCGCCGGTTTAATCAAATTAAACACCAGAGGGGCTTGGCCGCGTGCCAGAACTTCCGCTTTATCCTCCTTCGACCACTGATCACCATCGGCGTAGTCTTCGTCCAGCGCCATCTGAACGCGGTTTTCTGCCTGAATCGCTCGCTCGTGACGCCACCAGGATTGTAACTGGCTCAATATTGCCTGATCTTTATCGGCGTCTGTGGTGGCACTCGATTCCTCTTCAACGTACTCAATCGGTGGACTCGGCTGGCGAGTTTTTTCAGTTCGGTGGTTTTCAATCATCAAGACGCATCTACAAGAATTTGACCATCAATGCTGGCTTTCAAACCGGCGCGTTCAATCAGTCGCTCCACTGCTTTGGCGGTTTGTTCTTGTTTGGGTGGCATCATCACAAGATCATCCAGAAAGTTTTCGATGATCGACGCCAAGTTGATGATATCGTCGCGAGAGTAAAACCCACCGAAGAGTCGATCACAGTAGTCCACACAGCGGAAAAGTAACTGTTCGTCGTCATAGTAGAATGCGTGCGCAATCGATTGAGGAATCATGACCAGCTTGCGATGCTGGCGATCGGCTGTGGATTGACGAGCGATACACATCACGCCTTCCTCTTCCATGCTGCCTTCAAATTCATGCTCAATGTGTTTAAAAAAAACATGATAGCCGTGCAGATCATGGGATTGATCGGTCAATCGCATTAACGGGTTCTCCAATTTTTGATTTTTTTCTTCTTACTTCGACGTGGCTTTGATAGCGGATTCACCGGCTCGGCAAACGTCAAGGTCACCGCATCTGCACAATCAGGTGATGACACGCCGCGCTTTTTCATATCGGGTTTGCTTTCAAGCTGGATTTGTTGCTTGTTGGTGAACTTGAATTGAATTTCCGTAAAATCTTCGTAGAGTTCTGGGTCGTCGGGAATGTCAGCATGAGCCAGCCAATGTTTGGTTTCATCCCACATTTCAGCGCGTTTGTTGAGGTATTTGTCTTCATCAAACGGACTGCACCCGCCATTGACTTCGTGAACGATACTGCCGTAGCCCAAGCTAACGAGCTGATCGACGACGCCACCACCCACACCCGCGCCATCCACAAAAATGGCATCGAATTTTTCTTCACTGTGTTTCTTGATGATCAGGTTAGCGACTTGAACGGTACTTAAGCCACGGTATTTATCGAGCGAATGCAGCTTTCGCCCTTGCCGGTGCGCCAACACAGTCTGGTCATCACCAAAACGCGCCACATCAACGCCCAAAATGTTGGGCATTGAATCATAGACTTCTTCAGGAATGGTTCGCTGTGCGGCATTAAAAACATCTTCGCCACTGATAAACTGCGTACTGCCTGCTCGCGGAAATACACCGCGAACACGCACACGGACGAAATCCGAATCCTCGCCGTACATGCTGACCCACTTGTCGAGCAAAGACTTGTTTGTCATCTTGGCTTTGCGTGAGTCGATCTGAAACAGCTTCCAGGCTTTAAATTTGCGGAAACATTCGCGGAATCTGCCGCTATTGCGGGTCGGATTACCGAAAGCGAACCACATAGGCTCACCATCGGTCATACCACCTTCTGATACCTCCCAAATCTTATCGGGTACGGCGCTCGCTTCGTCGTAGAGATAAAACGGTGTCGAGGTCGCCGCATGTAAACCGGCAAACGCTTCGGAGTTTTCCTCGCGGCAGGTCTGCGCATCCACCCGCCATGACTCGGCATAGTCGGGGTGATACAAATTCATGTTGCCTTTGCCGTTGTTGTAGGTAAACCAATGGCCGGTAATACAGCGCTTTTTCCACTTTCCTAGTTCTGCCCAGGTCTTTGTCTTTAACTGCTCGCTGGTGTTGGCTGTGACCACACCCTTGCAATGTGGGCGGGTAGACATGATGAACAGGATTATCCAAGACGAGAGCGCTGATTTACCGATACCGTGGCCAGACGCGGCAGCCATCAGTATCGGGTCTACGGGTGTTACACCGTTAAAACCGCGCTCTTTAATCTGATCTCCCCACTTTATGAGGAAATCTTTCTGCCATTCATCAGGACCATCAAAGCCTGATAGCTCGCCGTCATTCCAATCGAAGGCATACAGCACCCAGCCGTAAGGGTTGCTGTAGAACCTGGCCATATCCTCGGCCAACAGGTCTTCGGCACTCTCTTTTTTCTCCTGACTCACGGTGTTTGAGTGCGCTGCCGAGCTTTGAGAATTTTGTCTGCCAAACCTGTATTATCGGTGATGGCGAGCTTGTCGCTAAACGCACCTACCGCAATGTGCTTACCAAACAACTCGATCACCCGCATTTTATCGACAAATTTTGCTTTGATAATCTGGCCGATTTCCTCTTTATCCGCATAAAAACGCTGAATATCCATGCCGTTCAACATCTGCCGCCAGATTTTAGGCCACTCAGAAATAGGTTTGAGTCCGCCATCCTCATACATAATGTCCGCCACATCGGACTCCATCATGTTACGGAGATGCAGGTAAACACGATCTGCATCATCGTCGAGGCGCTCCATGCGCGCTTTCTTGGCTTCTTCAATCTGCTCCAATACCCAATCGTCGCCC